GATTAAAAACCTCCCCTACCCAATCATCTTGCTTGCTATGCCTAGGAGTGGCTAGTGGGATTTACATAAGGGCGAGTTTTGAGGTTTTATCCTTTTAAAACCGCCCAGCAAATTAACAATTTATATATGTTAGATGAATATAGTTATATACTAAAAATAATTTATTCAGTTGCAGCAATATATCTATCGCTTGTTATTTTTGATTATTTCCAGATTGGATTATTTGAACACATTGATTTATTTTAATTACTAAAAATATATGAAGCCTATCTATATATGTTTGCACCACACAGCAGTTTCTTACGATAAAAACCCTGACCAATTTGATGCAAACAACAACTACCATAAAAAACTTTGGAATTTTAAAAGTAGTCTTGGTTTTTATCTAGGATATAACTATGAAATATCTAAAACAGGAATTTTAAGAAAAGCTAGACAAGATGGTGAAACTACCGCAGCTTGTTACCAGTCAGGAATGAATAGCGGAAAGTGTATTCATATATCACTTGATGGGAACTTTGACCAAGAAAAACCAGAGCCAGAACAGATATTCAGATTAAGAGATTTATTAAAAGAACTTGTAAAAAAATACGACATAAAAAAAGAGAACATAGTATTTCACAGAGATTATGCTACAAAGACTTGTCCTGGAAATAATGTAGAATTAGGATTTATTAAATCATTAGCTTTCCCAGAAGTTTTAGAAGAAAATGAAAATGCAATAAAAAATCAAATTATAAAAGCGGTGCAGGATTTACTTGCATTGGTTCGTAAAATATAAATATGACAAATATTATCCCAAAAGTCCAAGTAAAAAGAGGGGAAACAATAGGCAATGAAGTTTATATAAGTTTCCCTAAATTAGAAACTAACGAAACTTATTTAACTACAAATTACGCATTAGGCGTTTCTACATTTGCAGTAGAGAATGGATTAAAATTCTCTGACGCTACTTATTTTTTTGTAAACGATAAAGGAAATGATAAGTGCGAAATAATCTTGATAAATGGAACTCCAACCGTAAACGCTATAGTGTTATCTACCGCTTCTGCACATGCTCACAATAGAGGTGAAAAAATACAATTTATTCCGTTTAATCAAATAGTAATTGAAAGCTCTACTGATAATATTACATTTACTGTTTTAGCTACTGTAGATATTAGACCAGATTCAGATGAAACTTATTATGAACACGCTGTAGGAACAGCTACTACTTATTATAGGATAAGATTTAAAAACGAAGAAGACACTACTTACTCAACTTATTCTGATTCTGTAATAGCTACAGGTTATACAGCAACATCAGCAGGACAATTAATACAAACTGCACTTTCAGATTTAGGAGTAGAAATAGATGGAACTTTATTAACTAAAAGATTTTTGTTTGACGCTTTAAATGAGGGCAGACGAGAAATTGACGAAGATGAAAGAATTATAAGATGGTCGTTTAGAAGTGTTTTTAATCATAATCTTTATTCTATAATTCCAGGTCAATATAAAGTTGCAGTACCTACAGATTTAAGAGAGCCTAGCACTAATAAAAATATAATTGCTATGAGAGTAGGAAGGGAAAGCAGATTATGTAGTTATTTTGACCAAGAAGTATATGAACGTGGTTATACTGGTACTTACCATACGACTCTTGATGGAGATATTGCAACAGCTGATATTACTGTAACATTAGCGGATAGTGGAGATTTTGGCGAAAGCGGAAGTATCTATGTAGCTGGAGAAGATATTGACGAAGCATTAGACAGCATAGATTATGATAAAGCTGAAATAGAAGAAACTACTATTGCTTTTGTAGAGGGTGGAACATCAGCTGACACGATTACTGATAGTGGAAACGCTTTTTTAACTTCTGGCTTTTATGCAGGTCAAACAATTACTGTTACTAACTCAACAAGTAATGACAACGACTATACAATAGATTCTGTTGTCGCTGGAACTATAACTTTAATATCAACAGATGATGTAACTAACGAATCGGCTTTAGCTGAAATAAAAATAGTTTCTAATGAAGCTAATGTTATTTCTTCTGACGAACTTACTGGAGTTACAGGAATTAGAGCAGCAGGTCATTCTGACGGAATTGATGTTTGGCAAAATGCTAATTTCGGATTACCTGTAAACTATACAGTGAATAACGGTTACATTTATTACTCTCAACCATTTGCAGATGACTTCGCTGGTGAAAGCGTGTTTATGGATTACTACAAATATATTACTGATATAAATTCAGATAGTGATGAACTAGATGAGCCATTCTATAATATTTATATACCATTCTTAAGGTTTAAAATAAAACAGAAAAAAGATAAAAAATTAGATTGGAAAAATGACTTGGACTATATTAAGTGGTCTAATATGAAAAACGCACAAATTACCAAAGAATACTTTGGAATCAAGACAAGGATTAACGTAGATATACCAAATTAAAAATATGGCAAAATTAAACAATATTCCTCTCCCTTATTATTCGGAAGGAATTATAAGAAGTGCAGCGATAGATGAGGTTGTAGCCTTACCTAGCAGTGTCAGCATAGCCACAAACGTCAATTTTGACCGAATAGGGGCTTTTGAGACGAGAAAGGGTGCAACTATAGTCGGTGCTGAAATAGTCGCTGCAACGCCAATTTTGGGCTTACACAACTACATCAATAACGCTGGGACTACTTATAGATTATTAGCTAAAATAGGAACTGAGGTTTATGATTTTGATGGAACTTCTTGGTCTTCAAGAAGAAGTGGATTAACTTCTGCGAGTAAGGCTAGATTTACGAATTTAGTTGATTATACATTTATGGTTAATGGCAATGCTAACCAGAATTGTGCTACTTATGCAGGTAGTGATTTTGTTTCTACTAATGTGGCTGATTTACCTAAAGGAGATTATATAGAAAATTATCGTTCAAGAATTTGGGTAGCCGACGCTTCAGATGATAAACTTTATTATTCAGATGTTGTAACTACTTCAGGAACTATAACTGGTGGAACTTCATATTTACAGATAAGTCCTCAAGACGGAGATAAAATTACAGGATTAAAAAGAAGTTCAAACGCCTTATTAGTTTTTAAGCAAAATCATATTTACAGAGTTTATAGTATTAACTCTACAGACCCAGACCCATACATAAATGTTGGAACTTATAGTCAAGAAAGCATAATAGAAACTAAAGATGGGATATTCTTTCATTCTCCAAAAGCATTTTATAGATATGAAGCTAATCCAATAGAAATAAGTAAAAAGATTGTTGATGTTGTAGAAGCTATACCACGTTCTTATTGGGGTAATATTTCAGCTTGGGAAGATGGCGACCACGCTTGTTGGTCTATAGGCGATATAACTTTAGACGGAATAAGTATGACAAATATGGTTTGTAGATATACTATTTCTAAACAGCTTTGGACTTTGTATAGTTATGCTTTTGAAATAAGAAGTGCTAGTAAATATGACAATGGAACAACTTTAACCAATGTAGTTGGTGGAGATGTAGGAAAGGTTTATACTTTTGACTCTGGCAACGATGATGATGGGACTCCTATCTTTTATAATGTAGAAACACAATTCTATTATTTGACTAATAGCAAAATAGACAAAAAAGACATTGAAGAAATGGTTGCACTATTTGAAAATGCTCAAGGTGCTACAGTAAGCTATAAAATAGATGATGATAGTTTGTCAAAATGGAGACCAATCGGTCAATTAAAGAATGAGATATATCAAGTTTTAAATGTAGGAGCTAGCAACTTTACTAGAATAAAGTTTAAATTAAGTGGTAACATTATAGGTAATTCATTTATATTTAGAGGTTTTGAAATACTAAACGCATCAAACTACGAAATATGAGTAATTTTAATGACTTAGGAGTAGACAATTTATTATATAGAGAGAGAATAGCTGGTAACCAAGAAACCCCTAGCTCTGATATAGCGTCAGGGGAAATGACTGGCGACCTTTTTGTAAATAAAGGATTTATAAGAAGCACAGATTATATTACAGGCTCTTCTGGCTATACACTCAATGATGATGGTTATGCCGAGTTTCAAGATGTTGTTATCGTTGGTTCTATAACTGCCACTACTGGTGTGATTGGTGGTTGGACAATAAGTTCTAATGCTATTTATTTAGATGGTGCAACTGACTCTTTATCATCAGGAATGGCGAGTGGTGATTATCCTTTTTATGCAGGTAAAAAATATGCAGATAGGGAAACTGCTCCATTTAAGGTAACGCCAACAGGAGCATTTACATCCACTTTAGCAACTATCACTGGAGCTATTACAATTTCTAGCGGTTCGGGTATAGCTAATTTAACTGATGCTGGAGCATTAGCGACTGCTGATACTGCTGACTTTGATACAGAGGTTAGCGGTGCTGAAAAACCAGAAGACAATGCTACTGTAGGTGCTGATTGGTCTAGTGATTTGTCTAATATACCTGCTACGCTTGCAACGCCAAACGGAGCTGGCTTATATTTAAGTTCTACATATTTAGGATATTACGATAGTTCAAGCTGGAAAACTTATATGGATAGTTCTGGTAACTTCTATTTAGGTGGTTCTAGCGGTGATTTACAATGGAATGGAACAACTTTAAGTATTACTGGTGTGATTACTATTTCAGCTACAAGTTCAGGAATAGCAAGTTTTTCAGATGCTGGGGATTTAGTTACTACAGATGAGGCAGATGTTAATACTTCTAATATAACCAATGGTGCTGGTTGGACTGATGATACTACTGCTAATACTGCAATTACAAACGCTGCAACAGCTCAGAGTGCTGCAGAGTCCGCAGCAAGTACTGCTAACGCTAATGTTACATTATTAGCTAATATAGCAGATGATGATAAAATTACCCCAGTAGAAAAACTTACCCTTCAACCAATTTGGAATGATATAGTAGTAGAGGCTACTGCAACAACTGGAACAATACCAGCTCAAGCTATTGTCTTTGGAGTATCTCATACTAATTTTGATTCAGCTTATGCGACTTTATATGCTTATGTAGTTACAAGCTTAGATGTATTTAATGATATGTCTGCTACAACTGATATTACTCGTACTACTTGGGACACAGATTTTGAAGCATATTATAATCAAAGAACATTGATATTAAACGCTATTGCAAAAGAAGCAAAAGACTTAGCAGATGCAGCAGCGGCTACAGCTGATTGGGCTTCTATAAATGATATACCTGCTACACTCGCAACTCCTTCTGGTGCTGGACTATATCTATCCTCAACCTATTTAGGTTATTACGATAGTTCTAATTGGAAGACATACATGGATAGTTCTGGTAATATGATACTCGGAGATATTGCAGGAGGAAATACTGGACTAGCTTGGAATCAAGGAACAGGAGCATTATCAATAAAAGGTTCAATCGTAATAACAAATCCTAGTGATATAGACCAAACAGCTTTGACTAATTCAGCTGATGCAGGAGCAACTGTAGGTGCTACTTGGGGAACAGATTTAAACAGTATTCCAGCTACTTTAGGAACACCGAGTGCTGATGGTCTTTATCTTTCAGCTAGTTATTTAGGTTATTATAAATCTAGTGCTTGGACTTCTTATATAAAAAATGATGGAGATTTTTATTTCGCAGGCGATGCTGGAAGTTCGATAGATTGGAATGTAACGACTGCTTCTACATTAACAGTAAAAGGTAAAATAGAAACTGGCACTGGTTCTGTTATAGATGGAACATATATCGGAGATGGAACTGTAACATCAGGTAAGGGAACAATAGCAATTCAAGGATGGTCACACGATTTAGTCTTTAGTGCTGATAGTAATGTACAGGTTGCGTGGGAATCTGGAACTATAGCTTTATCAGACGGAGCGACTACATATTCAATAGATGCAGGAAATACTGGCACTATGTCTGATATTAACTATATATACTTAGATACAGATACTTCTGAAACTGTTTTACAAACAACGACCACTTATTCAACTGCAATAGGAGATAATAAAATTTTAATAGCAGTAGCTGAAAATGTTGCAACAGATAAAGAAGCTACTTTCCAAGTTTATGGTGGAATAGGTGGTATTGGGACTTTATTAACAACAGCTAATTTAGCGGCAAATTGTGTTACTGCTAATCTAGTTGGTGCTAATGAGATTATTGCTAATTCTGCAAATCTTAAAAATCTTATAGTAACAGATGCTAAAATTAATACTTTAGCAGTAAGCAAACTAACAGCAGGAACGATTACATCAAAGGCGATTACTTTAGCTGTTTCAGCAGGAACAGGAGATAGTAAAATACAGGCAGGAAAGACAGATTTTGGAGATACTACTGCTGGCTTTATACTTGAATAGATGATAGTGATAGTGATTTAGCCAAATTTGAAATAGGAAATTCAACAGATTATTTAAAATGGACTGGCACAGCTATTGATATGCTTTGTAGTGGTGCAAATGCTATTACGATTAATTATGGTTCTGATATTTTATTAAAAGAAGGCGGAGATATTAAATTTACTTCAGTAACAACTCCAGGTGCCTGTACAGGAGCTTTGGCTGGAGCTGGGGCTGGAAACGTAGATGATGGTGCTCATATCTATAAAGTTACTTATGTAA